CTGCTGAACAATGACAACGATGAAGATCGGCGGCTCTTCGAGACCTGCACACTCAAAGGAAAGCGTGTCTGCAATCCGATTATCGACTGGCAGGAATCCGACGTGTGGGATTTCCTCGCAGATCAGCACGTTGAATGTAATCCGCTGTACTGCGAGGGCTGGCATCGCGTGGGCTGTGTCGGCTGCCCGATGGCAGGTAAAATGCGGTATAGAGAGTTTACCCGCTACCTGAAGTACAAGAGAATGTACATCAACGCTTTTGAAAGAATGCTGAACGAACGCAAGAAACGCGGATTGAGCGCCGAGTCGTGGCACACCGGCGTCGATGTATACCACTGGTGGATGGAGGACGGCGTTCTGCCGGGGCAGTTCGAGATTGAGGAGGATGAACTGACATGACATACGAAGAAATCACAGAAGCCCTGCGCGTTTGCGGCAGGGGAGAGTGCGACGGATGCCTGGCACCTGAACAAGCATGCGGCGCACTGTGCACCGAGGCCGCATCTGCCCTTGAGAATCTGGTAGAGCTGGCAAGAGAGAATGAGAAGAGGGAGGACGAAGCAGAAGAGCATGCGGCGAACCTCAAGCATAAGCTTGCCTGCAAGCAGACGGAGAACAACATTCTGCGTGGAGAACTGCGCCGCATGTTCCAGCTCTATGTAGCTGCCGAGACGCGGGCAGACGCGGGCACGGAGGAGGATTGACCATGCCTATATACTACGAAGCCAAAGCATTAGAGCGGGCGATAGACACCGCACCGAGGATAACCCCGAGCACTAAGTCTGTGCTGAAGAAGATCATACGCAGCGCGCCGGTGGCGGATGAGGTAGAGAAACTGCGCAAGGAGCGGGACGCGGCGGTAGCGGATATACGAGGAGTGATGCGCAACGCTGCGGACACCTGCTATCGCTGCGAGCATCGCTTCGGCATCCACGCGGCAGAGTGCTGCATCGACTGCGAGGACGGCAGCAACTGGGAATGGAGGGGAGTAGTAGATGAGACCGATTGACGCCGACGCACTCATAGAGAATCATTTTTCTGAAGACCACAGGATAGCGCTTTCATATGCAACCAAGGTATGGATGCGCAAGATCATTAACGACGAGCCGACACTTGAGCATATTCCCACACTGCATAGCCGCTGGTTCAGGCCTTATATCAAGTGGCTATATCCGTTCAAAGTCAAGAACCCGTATTGCTTTTGCCTGAACTGCGTGTATGCAGTAAAGGCAAAGAAGAAAACAAAGTACTGCCCAGACTGCGGCGCGAAAATGGATTTGGAGGCAGGTGGATGAAAGCAGTCTTAATCAGCATACGCCCGAAGTGGTGTGCGAAGATCGCGAGCGGCGAGAAGACAATCGAGGTACGGAAAACGCGCCCGAAGCAGAACCCGCCGCTCAAGGTGTACATCTACTGCACACTACCCAGGTACCCGCATGAGGACTTCATTGAAACGGATTATCCGAAGCCACAGTTTTACGGCGGCGGAAAGGTCATCGGAGAGTTTACCTGCAACAGAGTAACAAACCTTTTTTCAAACAGCAGGTTTTGGCTGGACGAGGATGATATTTTACACACGTGTTTGTCTGCTGCGGAAATGCGAAAATACGCAAACGGCGCAAATGGATTGTACGGCTGGCACATCTCCAACCTGAAAATCTACGATAAACCGCGAGAGCTGCGCGAATTTACCGGCTTGCGACAGACAAAATTCGGAGCAGAACCGGTGCCAATCACGCGCCCGCCGCAAAGCTGGTGCTATGTGGAGGAGCATAGAAAGGAGAACAAATGACATACATTATCAATCCCATGTGGTTTTACTGGCTTAGCGTTGCAGACAAAATCTGCAGGGGCACTTGCTCGCTTGCTATTCTGCTGGCTATCTTTTCGGCTGCTGCATACATCGCGGCAGCGGCTCTCAAATTTAATGCGCTTGACCACGATGGATTCGACAGAAAATGTTCTGCTTACATAGTCGGAGCCAAAGCGCAAAGAGTCGCGACCGTACTTGCTGTTCTTACTGTAATCATGTTTGCAATTTGCGCTTTTATTCCATCAAGAGAAACGCTGATTGAAATGGAGATAGCGAGATTCACGACCGTCGAAAATGCTGAATGGACGGTGAACGCTATTAAAAGTGCTACTGACTATATCGTGTCGGCAATAAAGGAGCTGGGATGAAATGGATAAACTGGGGGTGTGAATGGATGCCTGAATTAAAACCCTGCCCGTTCTGCGGAGGAGAAGCGAGACTTCAACACAAAGCAGAAGGATCATTCGTGGAGTGCACCTCATGCTATGCACAAAGCAACTGCTACCCGATGTCGCACCGATATTCAAGCGATGCCGAAGCAACCGAAGCATGGAACAGGAGAGCAAGCAATGACGGAGGAGCGGGAGCATAACGCGCCCGCCCTCCCCGAAAAGCCAAAGTAGATTGTAAGGTGCTGCCGCGGACCGGCAGCACCTTAGAGCCCACTTTGAGGCGGAGGATATTGAAAAAGCAGACGCGCGCGCACGCGCGTTTGCGAGCTCGGTAAGAGCCTAAGTAATCCGCCATTCTTTATTTAGATAAAAAGGAGCGCACCATGAAGGACGGATATTGGGTAGTCAGAACATACGAAGCCGGGCAGGTCGGCGAGAAGACGAAGTACTTCGTTCTCGGTGATCGCACCCGGCGAAACAGACACAAGGAAGAGTCCAGCATCAAGAAGCAGGAGCAGAATGAATACTCCACGAAGAAGCGTCTTGCCCGCCTCATCAATGCGAACTTCACACACGGAGATATCCTCCTTGGTCTCGACTACTCTGATGCATCATACAAGAAGCTCGAACGCTCCGCTCGGAAAGCTGCCCCGGATTATGACAGCCTGCCCGAAGAGGATCAGCTGCGCTGCATCCGTGAAGCTGCTGCCCAGGAGATGGTGAACTATCTCCGCCGGGTGAAGCGCGCCCTCGAAAAGGAAGGCCGTGCCGATGAGCTCAAGTACATAGCAATCACATCCGACATGGACGGCGACACAAAGGAGACCGTGCGCGTTCATCATCACCTGATAGTCCCGGCCTCATGCGAGCACATCGTCCGCATGAAGTGGGGACACGGCGGCACGTACTGCAAGCCCCTGAGCAAGCAGGAGGATTATATGCCGATAGCCGAGTACCTGATAGCTCAGGTGCGCGGGACGCTCAACGCAAAGAAGTTCGTATCGTCCCGCAATCTCATCCGCCCACAGCCGAAAGACCGCGTAGCCGTGAGCGACGCCGAGATCAGAGTGCCCCGCAACTGCAAGCTCATTCAGCGCGCAGAGTATAAGCGCGGCGCACCTCAGTACATCCGTTACATCCTGCCGGAGAAGAAAGCAGCAGACATAAGTAGCAGCGACGGAGAGCCCGCCGCAGAAAGGAGCGAGACATGAAGAACAAAAGCAACATGGTTTACGATCACCTTTGCGCAGATTGCTACAGGAAGCTAAACACACTGTACCGCCTGCATGACGTGCCGCTCGAACGCCAGCGCGGAGGCAGGGGCAAGTGCGGCCTCTGTGATTTTCGCGGGGAGCTGACGGAGATCGAGTACGACAGAGTGAAAGACAAGCGGTCACCGGAAGAGCGGGCGCGGCTGCGCGCGGAGCTGAACGCCCCGCCGAAGACCCGCGAGGAGATCAGGCGGAAAGAAGAACCGGCGCCGGCACCGAAGGACTACGGCTTCACGCGACAGACCTTCCTCGACCTCGCTGCGCTGGATGAGCTTTGACGGGAGGGCGGGGGTAGATGAGTAAAACGCGGTACAAGTGGTGGGGGTTTGTGAAATCCATCATCCGGGCATATCCGGCGCATTGCAGTGAACTTAAGGCGCTCCGAGCGCAAACGATCACGGCAAGATACGGGGCATCAACCGGGGGCAGCAGCGATACGCAGCGCACTGCGGAGTCTGTCGCGCTTCGAGAACTTCCACCTGAGGACATGCGCGAATATCGAGCAGTGGAGGCGGCGCTCCTGGCAACGCGCCGAAACTGCGCGCCGGCTGCGGAGCGCACGAGACTTATCAGCATGGTTTTCTTCGAGCAGACGCACACCTTACAGGGCGCGGCGCTCGCCTTGAACGTGTCATACGGAACGGCCAAGAATTGGCACAACGATTTTATCAAGCTCACGGCAAAAAAATACGGCCTGAATGTTTAGCCAAAAAAGCCGTGAATAAGCGGTATGATGTATATGCTCAGAAAGTGGCGGGAGATGAAAGAACCGCCGTCAGACAGCTCATGGACTCCATCTCGCCCATGGCGCGATTCTGTCTCCCGCGGGATTAAAATTATGAAATGTAGACACGATGAACAATATCTGTCGCGCATGGCTGCCGGTATCCTTTGCCGACGATGCGGCCAGCGCTTCATAGATGACATGGCGTTAAATGCCGACCGGTACAATGGACATAACGAACGAGTACAAAACCACACGATGGAAAAGAACCAGAGAAAAAATCCTGAGGCGTGATATGTATATGTGCCGAGAGTGCAGACGCTACGGCCGTCTCACCGAAGCAGCCGAGGTGCATCACATCAGGCACGCCGACGCGGCGCCTGAGCTTTTCTACACGGAGAGCAATCTCGTCAGCCTCTGCAAAAAATGCCATAATAAGCAGCACCCAGAAAAAGCCAAAAATCGCTCCAATTCCGATAGAGGAAAATATTGATACCCCGCCCCGGTACGCACGCCCGCGTATCGCGCGCGCTTAATGGCGGGGGTAGCTTTCTCCAACTCTAAGGATTTTTACAGAAAGGGGGTAAACGCGAATGACACGAAAAAAATGGCGGGAAGCCATATTGAACGATATGCGGCAGCTCGACATAGATTCAACCGGGTTTGACATCACGATAAACCTTGCCGCCGATACGCTCTATGAGCTCGATCGGGCACGCACCGCATACAAGAAAAGCGGCTCTATCGCCGTGATAGAGCACACGAACAAAAACGGGAGCACCAACAAAGCAAAGAACCCGGAATTGACAATCGTCCTTGACCTCAAATCCAAAGCCCGTGAATTTCTGGCCGAGCTTGGCCTGACCCCCGCCGCACAAAAGCGGTTGACAAACGATGCCCCCAAAAAGGAGAAGCTCAGTCCGCTGGCCAAAGCGCTGAGCGAGATAAAATGAGAGCAATCACCGGGCGGAATTGGGATGTGGTCCTTGAGTATGCCGAGAGCATACGCAGCGGCCGGAAATGCGCCTGCCCCGAGCTCAAGCAAGCGGTTGAGCGTTTCTTCCGAGACCTCGACGACCCAAGATATTACCTTGACCCTAAAGGCCCTGAGTTCTGCATTCAGATCATCGAAAAGACGATAGTCCACAAGCAGGGCGAGAAGCTTGACGGCACACCGCTTAGAGGAACACCGTTCCTACTGGAACCATTCCACAAATTCATCATCTACAACGTCGTCGGGTTCAAACTGACAGGGACGGATGTGGCAAGGTATCACGAAGCCCTGATCTTTATCCCGCGAAAAAACATCAAGACCACCTTTGCGGCAAGCCTGGCATTCGCTCTATCACTATATTACCGCAAGAGCGGGAGCAAGTGTTACATCGTCGGTGCGGCGCTGAAACAGAGCTTGGAAAGCTTTGAATTTCTGGAATACAACATCAAGCACATGGGCGAGGACGCCGCGAGCGGCGGGGCGGTAAAAATTATCAACAACAACAATGAGCATTCCTTAAGGGCGGAGCTGCCCGGCGGGGACGGCTCATTTTTCATTCAATCCCTCGCGGCAAACCCTGACGCGCAAGACTCACTGAACTGCAACCTTGCAATCTGCGATGAGCTGCACGCCTATAAAAAGCCGAAGCAGTACAACCTCTTCAAGGAAGCCATGAAGGCCTATTCGAACAAGCTTCTGATCGGCATCAGCACGGCAGGGGATAACGAGCAGATGTTCCTTGGACAAAGGCTGAAATACTGCCGCAAGGTGCTTGAGGGGATAATCAGCGATGAGCAGCTGTTCATCTTCATGTGCTGTGCTCCAAAAGACCCGGAGACGGGCGAGGTGGATTTCACAAACCCGACAGTCCATGAGATGGCAAATCCGGCCTATGGCATCAGCATACGCCCTGAGGAGATTCTCAACGACAGCATTCAGGCGCAGAACGACTCACAGCAGCGCAAAGATTTCTTTGCAAAAAGCCTGAACGTCTACACAAATTCCATCAAGGCGTATTTCAACATTGATGAGTTCCGCCGGTCCGATAAAAAGTATGACTGGACGCTCGACCAGCTACGGCGGCTGCCGATCAAATGGTACGGCGGCGCTGACCTCTCAAAGCTGCATGACCTCACTGCCGCCGCCCTTGTCGGCAACTACAAGGGCGTGGATATCATCATCACGCACGCCTTTTTCCCGGTGGCTGTCGCCCACAGAAAGGCGGACGAAGATAACATTCCTCTGTTCGGATGGCAGGATGACGGATGGTTGACCATGTGCAACGGTCCGACGGTCAACCATGCAGACATAATCAACTGGTTCGTCGAGATGCGCAAGAGCGGGTTCAAAATCGCCGCTGTCGGTCACGACCGCAAGTTCTGCAGGGAGTACTTTATCGGAATGAAGAAAGCCGGCTTCCGCGTCTTTGATCAACCGCAATATTTCTACAAGAAGTCCGAGGGCTTCAGGTACATCGAGCACAGCGTCAAGAATGGCACGCTGTACTATATGCACTCAGAAGCTTATGAATACTGCGTCGAGAATGTGTCAGCCATTGAAAAGACTGACGACATGATCGCCTATGAAAAAATCATGCCCGAGCTGAGAATTGACCTTTTCGACGCATCAGTATTCGCAGAGATCAGATATCTCGAAAGCCTCGAAAAGTCCGCGGACGCAAGTAACTGGTGGGGAGATAAACAATGAGCAAAAAAAGAACACGAACAAAACAGGCACCGCGAGCCGAGCCCATGCAGGCACGAAGCGCTGGCAGCGCGGCGTTTTTCTGCGACGCATCGAAATTCGACGATCTTGCTTGCCGGGGCTACATCAAGCTGAGCGACAGCCCGGAAATAAGCGCAGCTGTTGACACCATCGCACAGCTTGTGGGCTCACAGACCATTCACCTGATGCAGAACACGGAGCGGGGCGATATACGCGTTACCAACGCATTGAGCCGCAAGGTTGACATCAACCCCAATAAGAACATGACGCGCTCCAACTTCATCCGCTGGATAGTCAGGACGATGTATTACAGCGGCAATGCCGTCGCATGGCCGCGCACCAGAGCGGGCTATCTCGATGACCTGATACCGATACCACCGGCATTCACCTCTTTCGTTCCCTACGGCGATTTTGATTATCGCGTAGTAATTGCCGGGCGTGAGTATGAGCCTGACAATGTGCTGCACTTCGCGCTGAATCCCGGCGAATATTACCCGTGGCTCGGCGTTGGCTATCAGATTCAGCTCAGCGACGTAGCAAATAACCTCAAGCAGGCAGCAGCGACTGAAAAGGGATTCATGTCTTCGAAATGGAAACCCTCGATTATCGTCAAGGTAGACAGCCTTGTTGATGAATTTTCATCGCCAGAGGGACGCGCGAAACTGCTCAACTCATATGCGGCCAGCGGCGAGGCCGGTGAACCGTGGCTGATACCGGCGAGTCAGTTTGAAGTGGAGCAGGTGAAGCCGCTCACACTGTCCGATCTGGCTCTCGCGGACTTCGTGAAGCTGGACAAGCGTACAGTAGCGTCAATATTGGGCGTCCCGCCGTTCGTCCTCGGTGAGGGCGAGTTCAAGCGCGACGCCTGGAACGCCTTTATAAACAGCCGGATCATGCCGCTGTCTCAGAATATCCAACAGGTACTGACTAAAGGGCTGCTTTACAGCCCGGATATGTATTTCCGGTTCAATCCTCGCAGCCTGTATAACTACGACCTCAAAGATCTTGCGGCCGTGGCTGACGATCAGTATATCCGAGGAATAATGACCGGCAACGAGGTCAGGGACTGGCTCGGCCTAACGCCGCTTGAGGGGCTGGACATTCTCACGATCCTTGAAAACTTCATTCCTCAGAGCATGATTGCAAATCAAAAAAAGCTTATTCAGGGAGGTGAAACAGATGGAGAATAAACCAACATTCTGCACACGCTTCATGCAGCCCTCAGCTGCTGAGTTCTCCGCGCGTGCGGAGGGAGAGGAACTGTACATAGAGGGCTATTTCGCGGTATTCGGAGCCAAATACTGGCTCTGGGAAGAGGCATACGAAACGGTCGACCGCGGCGCGTTCACGGATCAGACAAAGGAAGATGTCCGCGCCCTGTGCAATCACGACACGACGCTTGTCCTCGGCAGAGTACCGGCGGGAACGCTTACACTCCGCGAAGATGAGATCGGGCTTTGGGGCAGCATCCGGATAAACCGAGCTGATCAGGATGCTATGAACCTCTACGAGCGGGTCAAGCGCAGAGATGTGAATCAGTGCTCTTTCGGGTTCGATATCCTTGACCAGGAGATCGAGCACACCGAGGGACAGCCGTCAGTGTTCCGCATCAAGCGCGTGCGCCTCTATGAGGTGTCCGTAGTAACATTTCCGGCCTATGAAGATACAAGTGTCGAGGCCAGAAAGGCCGAGCTTGCGACCGTTGTCAAACGCAGAGTTGAAGAGAAGCGCAGGCTCGCACTCGAAAGACTGAAAGGAGTCAATTATGGCAATTAAAGCAATTATGCTGCGCAAGCGCATCGAACTGAAAAAGGCCGAGCTTGCCCAGCACAGGGAAAGAGCAAAAGAGTTTGAAACTCGCAAATCCGACATCACCGAGGCAATCGGTGAGGCCACCACTGAGGAGGAGATCGACGCTCTCAATGAGGGCATGGATCAGCTTGAAACCGAGTGGAAAGAGCACGAGGAGACCGAAAATCGCCTCAGCGGCGAAATCGCGGCGCTTGAGCAGCAGCTCACCGAAGAGGAGCAGCGCGGCACGCCGCCCATCAACAACCCCGAGAGCGGGGCAAATACCGAAAGGAGCAATCATATGACCACCACCATCAACATCCGTTCTCTGCCCTTTGGCCAGAGAGTAATGGACGCGCTGCCTCGCCAGGAGCGCGACGCAATCATCGGGCAGGAGGATAGTAAAAACTTCCTCGCACAGCTGCGCAGCCTCAAGGGCGAGAAGCGCGGCGTCAGCGGCGGTGAGCTGACCATTCCTGTCGTATTCCTCGACCTCATCGCCGAGAATATGTACAGATACAGCAAGCTGCTCAACCGCGTCCGTGTGCGCTCTGTTACGGGCACCACCCGTCAGACCATCGCGGGCACGGTCCCGGAAGCTGTCTGGACGGAGATGTGCGCAGCTATCAATGAGCTGACTCTGGTATTCAACCAGACCACGCTTGATGGCTACAAGGTAGCGGGCTTCGTACCTGTCTGCAACAGCCTGCTGGAGGACAACGACGTCAACCTCGCAAGCTGGATCGTTGAGATGCTTTCCGAAAGCATCGGCCTCGCAATCGACAAGGCGATCCTCTACGGCAAGGGCGCAGCCAACAGTATGCCTCTCGGCATTGTAACCCGCCTTGCACAGCAGAGCAAGCCCGCCGGGTACCCGGCTGCCGCCCCTGCATGGGTCGACCTCCACACCAGCAACATCCTCAAGATCGATGCCAGCAAGACCGGCGCTGAGTTCTGGGCAGCCCTCCAGATCGCGGCAGGCGCCACGTTCACCCGTTACAGCCGCGGTAATCAGTTCTGGGCGATGAACAGCAAGACCTACGCGCTTCTCAAGTCCAAGGCAATCACTTTCACCGCATCCGGTGATGTTGTAGCCAATGTTTACGGCATCCTGCCCATCGTGACCGGCGATATCGACATTCTGGAGTTCATCCCGGACGGCGATATCATCGGCGGTTACGGCGACCTGTACCTCTACGCCGACCGCGCGAGAATGACGATTGAGGAGAGCCGCGAGGTGCAGTTCCTTCAGGACAACACCGTATTCAAGGGCAAGGCCCGTGCGGACGGTACGCCGGTCGTTCCGGGCGCGTTCGTTGCGATTAATATCAACGGCAGCGAAGTTACCACCGCAATGACGTTCGCAGCTGACACGGCGAACGACGCCGACCTTGATTCCCTCAGCGTCGGCACCGGCTCACTCAGCCCGGCCTTTGATGCGGCCACTCAGAGCTACACGCTCTCTACCACGGCGGCATCCCTCGCAGTCAACGCAGCGGCGGCACAGATCGACGCAAAGGTAGCGATTAGCTACGGCGGAAAGAATGTAGCCAACGGCGGCAACATTACCCCGACTGCCGGGGCGAGCACCCTCACCGTGACCGTGACCAATGGCAACGCGACCAAGGTGTACACCGTCGCGATCACCAAGACCTGATCTGAAAGGAGCTGCTTATGACGAACGACGAACTGCTCACGATGCTGAAGTATAACCTCAACAAGACCGCAGCGGCGCAGGAGCCGTATCTTCAGCAGCTCCTTGAAGTTGCGGCGCATGAAATCCGCAGGGAGGGCATAAAAACCCTCTCTGCGGACAACCTTGATGACTGCAACCTGATCGTGATGTATGCGGCGTATCTGTTTCGCAAGCGCGCCGAGGACAACCCGGTCATGCCGCGAATGCTCCGATATGCCCTTAATAACCGCCTGTTTGCGGAGAAGCTTGGAGGCACGACATGACGCTTGACAGTGGCATCCTGACCGTGTGCAAGCTCAAGAACACAGCGGCAGCCGGGCAAATGCCGGTCATGCAGCTTGCACAGCAGTCGACGCATTACTACGGTGAGCGGACCGTGGGCTATAACAGGCAGTACGCGGCCATGGGCGTGAATCAGCAGATAGATATGCTGGTACGCATATGGCAGGACAGAGCCGTCAAGATCGGTATGTGCGCCGTCCTCGAGGATGATTCACAGTACCGGATAGACAACGTGCAGCATCTGCTTGATAGTGACGGCTTGGAGGTCACAGACCTGACCTTAAGCGCGTTGGAGGAGTTCTATGATGTCTTACCGGGAACGCCTTGAAAGTATCGGCACTGCACTTGCAACGGCGGTGCCGAACACATATCACTACTTCCGCCCGAACCTCCAGCCCCCATTTTGCATATGGGCGGAAGAAAACGGGAGCAGCTTTGCCGCAGACAACAAGACGGTTGAGCACGCGCTCACGGGCACTGTGGACTATTTCAGCAAGCAGGAATATGACCCGGCACCGGATGCCATAGAAAGCACCCTGAGCGGGTTAGGACTCATCTGGGAGCTGAACAGCGTACAGTACGAAGATGAAACCGAGCTTATTCACCATGAATGGACATGGAGTATGCGCTAATGGCAACGATGAAGTTTACCGGCCTCGGCGAATACCTCACGAAGCTCGGCGCGCTTGAGGGCGATGAGGAAATAATAAAGCGCGCCGTCTATAAAGGTGCGGCTGTGGTCGCAGATGCCATAAAAGCGGAGCTGGAGGGTTTGCCGACCATCACCAATGAAGAGGCCATGCACCGGTACAACTCACGAAACCCGTCGGCTTCATCTATGCAGTACATAAGCGAGCCGCAGAAAAAGGGCTTGATTGACGGTTTCGGTCTCGCCCCAATCGAGAACACCGAGGATTATATCAGCACCAAGGCCGGATTTGACGGCTACAACGGAGTAAAAACAAAGCGCTGGCCGCACGGTCAGCCCAATGCGATGATAGCCCGTGCTGTCGTGAGCGGGACGTCATTCATGCAGAAAAATGATTTTGTCGGGCGTGCGACGCGCAAGGCCAAAAAGGCAGCTGAGGCGGCCATGGCGAAATCACTTGACGACGACATAAAAAACAAAATGAAATGAGGCGAATCATATGTCAGCAGCAGGAAAAGTCTGTACCGGCTTCTCACGCCCGTGGGTAGCCAAGTACAGCGCAAACGGCGGCACCGTCACATACTCAGGCGCTATGCAGCTTGCCCGCGGCGTAGAGGTCAAGATCGACCCGGAAACCGCGGCAGACAATACGTTTTATGCCGACAACATGGCGGCCGAGAGCCAGGAGGGTGTTCTCACCGGCGGCACTACCACCCTGACGGTCGACGGCCTGTTCCGCAAGGCAGAGGATCTGATAATGGGTCTGCCTGAGACCAAGAGCAAGATCACAATCGACGGCAGCACGCAGGTCAGCGTTACGGACTACGACGACGATATGAAGATTCCGTATATCGGGCTTGGCTTCGTCGTGCGGTATATGTCCGACGGTGTCACATCGTACAGCCCGGTAGTACTCACTAAGCTCCGCACTACCGCATCCTCGGAAGAATACGCCACGCAGGAAGAGGAAATCGACTGGCAGACAAAGGAGCTTGAAATGTCCATACACCGCGACGACAGCACTAAGCACCGCTGGAAGCGCGTGGCGGACGATCAGGAGAGCGAAGACGCCGCCGAGGCCTGCATCAAGGCCATGCTCAACTATACAGAGCCGGGCGGCTGATAGGAGGCTGTTATGATCATATTCGGCAAAGAACGCGGTTTTAGTTTCACCGTCGGTGCGTCCGTGGAGATTGCGGAGATGTGCCCTGACGGCGACCTGACCAAGATTGAGAAGTTTCTCAGCGGCAAGTACGGCAGAGTGACGCGCAACGGCGCAAAGCTCATCATTGAGCTCAACAAGGCCTATGAGATGCAGCGCAGCTTTGAAAATGAGACCTACAAGCCCGAGCCCCTGACCATGGCACAGGTCATGGCACTGAGCGCCGAGCAGTTCACGGCGCTGATGTCTGAGGCAATGGCAGCCTTTGAGGCCGGGCGCAAGACCACGGTCGAGGTCGAGCCTTCAAAAAAAAACGAGGTCAGCCGACCCGAAACAGAGTAGAAATCAATCTGGCTTGGTATCTCTTCTATGGCCGGATGCTGAATATGAGCAGACAGGAGATCATTAACACACGCTACGGCGAAATGTGCGACATGATCTCCTGTTTCGCCATATACAACGGCGCGACTCCGGCAAAGAAAAAAAAGAGCTGGAGCATAGAAGAAGCCTTACAACTGAGGTGATAACACCATGGCAACAAACATAGGCCCCAAAATCGGCGTCGAAGGCGAGGCCGAGTATAGAAAATCAATAAATCAGATCATCCAGCAGGCCAAGACCCTTGACGCGCAGATGCGCGCGACGGTCTCAAGCTTCAACAGCACCACCAGCGCCGAGGAAAAGGCGGCGGCAAAATCTAAAATTCTGTCCGAGCAGATCACCACGCAGAAAGAGCGCATCAGAACCCTGACGGACATGATGCAGAAATCTGCGGCGAAGTACGGCGAAAATGACGCCCGAACGCTCAAGTGGAGGGAGGCTGTGCTCAATGCCACCACCGCGCTCAACGGCATGGAGCAGGAGCTTGCGGACGTCAACAGCGGGCTCGACGAAACCAACGACAACCTCGCAGACGCAGGGACGCAAGCTGTGAGCTTTGGCGATATTCTGAAAGCAAACGTGCTTTCAGATGTCATTATGGATGGATTCCGAAAATTAGGCGGATATATAAAAGAATTTGCGTCAGGCATGGTAGAGGCCGCCGCGGAGGTCAGCGCCCAAAATGCACAGTTCGAGCAGACTTTCGGTAACATGGCAAGCAGCGCTACGAAAAATCTTCAGGAAATCGCAGATGAAACCGGAATAATTCCGGAGCGTCTCAAAGCAACATATACCCAAATGTACGCGTATGCCAAGAGCACCGGCATGGATGTAAGCAGCGCTATGAAATTCGCGTCCGACGGTACACTTGCCGCTGCTGACGCCGCGGCGTATTACGACAAATCGTTTGAAGAAATGGCCGACACTGTTCTGTCCTACACCAAGGGCAATTTTGCGAACGACGCGGCGCTGGGATTCGCTTCAACCGAGGCCACACGAAACGCGCAGGCGGTCGCGAGCCTTAACAAGGAGTACAAGGATCTCGATGTAACCACAGGAGAAACCACACAGGTTCTGCTTGATCAGGTGATTGCGGCTCAAAAGCTCTCAGGTGCGGCGGGACAGGCCAGCCGTGAAATGGACGGATGGGAGAATGTGACCGGGAACCTATCCGGGACATGGAAACAACTTCAAGCCGTGGTAGGAACGCCGGTCTTGGAGTCTATCACCCCTGTTATACAGCAGATCACAGGAAAGCTCCGCGGAATGATGCAGTCTGTTGACTGGGCGGGATTCAGTCAGAAGATTTCAACGGTGCTGAACGCGATCATCGATAAGGCACCCATGATCATTACGGCTGTCGGGAGCATTGCGGGCACAGTGACGGCGATAAACATCGGGAAAAAAATCACCGACCTCGTTGCCAAGATCAAGGCAGTCGTCGAGTTCATAAAAGGTATTCAGATCGCGTCAAAGATTACGGGCCTGATTAGCGTTGTGAAAAGCGTCGGGACTGCAATTTCAGGTGTCTTTTCCGTGCTTGCAGCAAATCCAATAGTGCTGATCATTGCGGGCATTGCGGCGTTAGTCGTGGCAATAGTCACACTCTGGAATACTAACGAGGAGTTCCGCAATGCTGTTACAACTGCGTGGGAAAAAATCAAAGAAGTCGCGACGACCGTCTTCAACGCAGTTGCAGGATTCTTTACCGAAACGCTACCGAACGCCTATAACACCTGCAAAACGGCGGTCATCAACTTCAAAGATAATGCCGTACAAACCTTTGAGAACATAAGGAATGCTATTGCTTCAAAAGTCGGCAGCATCAAAACAACCATCGTTAACGGTTTTAGCGCAGCGGTGAACTTCATCAGGCAGCTCCCGCAGGCGGCCATTGGCTGGGGGCGCGACCTCATTCAGGGCTTCATCAACGGTATCATCGCCATGTGGGATAACCTCAAAAACGCCGTGGCAAACGTCGCAAATACTATATCAAGTTTTCTCCACTTCTCGCGCCCGGACGTGGGTCCGCTGCGCAATTATGAAAAATGGATGCCCGATATGATGACCGGCCTTGCACGCGGCATCGATGCGAACGCCTACCGCGTAGAGGATGCGCTCATGGCGGCAACTTCCGGTATGCGGATGCAAATCGAGGGCACAACTGGAGCGGGAGCGACTCAGACGACTAACTACGGCGGAGTAAACATCGTCGTCAACGCCGCGCCGGGGCAGGACGTTAACGAGCTCGCGGAGGCGATCATGTACAAGATAGAGAATGCTTACAGCAAGAAAGCGAGCGTGTTTGCGTGATTTTCTGGAATGGCAAAAGCTCCGATGATCTTCACGTCATTGTAGAGCATTACCCCGAGCGAATATACCCGGCGCGTAAGCTTGAAAGCATATCCATCCCCGGACGCAACGGCGACATCGTGCGCGCCGAAGACAGCTTCGAGAATTATACGCAGCCCTATGACATCTACGTGAGCGGGGAGTTCCACGGCGGGCTCCCTGCGCTCGCCCGCCGGATAGCGGCGTGGCTGATGGCTCCGGAGGGCTACTGCAAACTCATCGACAGCTATGATGTCAATTGCTTCCGGTATGCCTACTTCCAAGGGCCGGTAAATTTCGAAAATATATTCAACAACTTTGGCAGAGCCACGATAGAGTTCAACTGTCAGCCGTGCCGCTTCCTCATTGACGGCCAGAACCCGGTGCATTTCACCGGCGCCGGCAAGATGATAAACAGCCACGGTTTCGCAGCACGTCCCCAAATCACCGTGACAGGCTCGGGCAACGGTACCGTCACTGTCGGCGGCCGGACGGTGGCGCTCAGCAAGATCACGAGCGGGATGATATTAGACTCACTGACGCAAAATGCGTACCTCGGCAGCAGCAACCTCAACGGTGATATCTCAGCTGCTGAGTTTCCGGTGCTGCTGCCCGGAGAATCGGCAATATCATTCACCGGCGGCGTGACGGCTCTTGACATTGTACCGAGGTGGTGGACGCTGTGAAGCCGAAATTATTTGAATCCACGGCGCAGACATTCAACACCAACGGCATGGGAATCCTTAATGATGCTGCCGAGTGCAGGGTCAGAGAACAGCGCAACGGCGAGTATGAATTGACTATGCAGTACCCGATAGACGGGCTGCACTATAAGGAGATCATAAATCGCCGCCTGATCTATGCGCAGGTCACACCATACGGCGGGCAAGAACCTTTCCGTATATACAACATAAGCCGACCACTGAGCGGGCTTATAGAGGTTCAGGCACGCCACATTTCATACGATCAGAGCGGCATTCCCGTGACACCGTTCACAGCCGCTAATGCTGCCGATGCGATGAAGCAGCTCAAGAGCCATGCGGTGGTATCAAATCCGTTCGTCTTCACCACGGATAAGGTCACCACGGCAAACATGACAGTAACTGCCCCGACATCGATGCGCGCCCTGCTGGGCGGTACTGAGGGCAGCGTACTCGACACGTACCGCGGCGAATTTTTCTTTACGCACTTCCTCACGCAGCTGCGCACATCCCGCGGGCAGAACCGCGGCGTGGTCATACGCTACGGGAAAAACCTTATAGACCTCCGGCAGGAGGAGAACATTTCCAAGATGTACACCGGGGTATATCCGTACTATGTCGACAGCGAGACCGGAGAGATAACCCAGCTGCCCGACAAAATTGTAGCTGTCCCCGGCACATTTGACTTTATCAACATCCTCATGCTGGACGTCTCGGGAGACTTCGATAGCCCGCCAACCGCGCAGCAGCTTACCCTCAGAGCGCAGAGCTATATCAACGACAACAATTTAGGAATACCGACCGTCTCCATCTCACTGAGCTATCAAGACATTGCCAGATTGATGGATTCAGCAGCGCCGCCCGAAATGATCAAGCTGTGCGATACCGTCACGGTCATTTATGAGAAGCTCGGCATTGAGACCACAGCCAAGGTCACGGAGACAGAGTACGATGTGCTGCGCGACAGGTACACTTCAATCAACATCGGTGACATCCGCGCGAACATTGCTGACACCATATACAGCAACGCGCAGGCGGTCGAGCAAACCGCTATTGACCTCCGCACCGAAACAGGCAAGGCAATAGCCAACGCGACGCAGCTCATCACGGGCACCAAGGGCGGCAACTTCGTCTTCCAGTTCAACTCCGACGGAAAGCCGATGGGCTTTTCCATCATGGACACCGACGATGTGCTGACCGCAACCAATGTATGGCGCTTCAATCTCGGCGGCCTCGGGTACAGCTCCAAAGGCTATAACGGGCCGTTCGGGACAGCAATCACGCAGGACGGTAAGATCGTTGCCGACTTTATACAGGCGGGCGCGCTATCCTCGGAGAATGTCACTGTGGGTGGGTTCACGCTCTCCGCGAGCTCACTCAGAAACGGCATGACGGCGCTCGACGACACAACGCATGACGGTGTGTATGTCGGGCTTGACGGCATAGCGCTCGGCAAAGGCGCATTCAAGGTTGACAAATACGGCAATCTCACTGCCACCAGCGGCAAGTTCACCGGCAGCGTCTACGCTTCCAGCATCCTGACTGAGGCCGAAGAAACCGGAGCGGGCTACATCGAGGGGAATCAAGTTGGAGACTATACACTCTCCGGCGGCAGTGGCGGCAATCTCGCATATGACACAGTTGCCCCGGGAAACAACGACTCAACACTCAGCGGTTATGTCTCTCGCGGGACCACCGCATACGGGCAGTGCAACGGCGGGAATATCAGCAGCAATTATATCAGCGTTAATTCTCTGGCGGCTGGCGCACTCGGCATCGGCGGGCATGACTGCTATTTAGGGACACTATCGATTAACGGGATATCACACAATGTTGTTATGTGGGAATAATCCCCGAAAGGAGAAATTATGACAGTAGAAACAGCCGGAAAATCTTTTGAACTTAAACTCTACGGGCAAATCGAGGAAAACAAGCTGTCCATAGAGTTTGTAGGCACATTCACCGATGCGATCCTCTACCTCACGAGCGGGCATCTTGACATAAAGATGAATGACGACCGCACACGCACGTACGACGGATTCACATCAGCTGTATCGGTTCAGCGCGGACTGAAACCCAACTATACGAACGTCGTTCTTGAGAGGGTGACGGCATGAAACAGGAAGAAAGACTCAAGGCCGTCCGCCGGACACTCGAAGAAATCGACGTGCGCGGCAGAGGCAACATCGATAAAATGCTCGGCTGCATGATGATGCTCGATCAGATCATAGCCGAGGAGTCGCGGCCTGCACAGGAGGCGAAAGATGAAAGTAACATCTCAGATAACGGTTGACCTGCTTCACCCCAATGTGGCGACGCTGGTTTATGCGAAACAGGCCGACCAGCAGAGCCGCTTTATCTCTGCCGCATTGCTGGAGGGGTCGCAGCCATGGACACCCCCGACGGGTGCGCTCACCGCTGTAAGGTACCGGAAGCCAGACGGAACTATAGGCTGGTATGACACGACCGAGAACAAGGCCGCGGCCGTCACCATGAACGGCAACGTCGCTACGATCCAGCTTGCGGCACAGGCGCTGACCGTGAGCGGGGATGTGTATATCGAACTTGAGTTTTACACGCAGAGCGCCGAAAAGCTTTCAAGCTTCGCATGGGTGCTCGCTGTCGAAGCAAGTGCGGTAAGCGACGGCGAGATTGAAAGCTCGGATTATTTCAATGTTCTGGCCGAAACGCTCGCCGAAATCGCAAAAGCTCTCCCAGACATCCAGAAAGCCAGCGAATACGCTCAGGCGGCTGCACAGTCAGCAACTCAGGCGACCGACGCCAAAACTGCCGCCGAAGAGTCGAAGCAGGCGGCGGCAGCCTCAGCAGCGCAAGCAGCTACATCAGAGAGTGTTAGCGCAGCTTCAGCACAAAACAGCAGTCAAAGTGCCTCGGCAGCGCAGGCTTCCGCTGAGGCAGCGGCAGCGAGTCAGCAGCTCGCAGCCGCCAACGCGCAGACGGCAAGCACCGCCGCTGCGTCGGCGGCTGCGGCAAAAGAAAACGCCGAAGAATCTGCACAGGACAGTGAAGCTTGGGCAGTCGGAACACGGGGAGGGCAGGCCGTACCGGACTCTGACGAGACCCACAACAACAATTCAAAGTATTGGGCAGAGCAGGCCGCAGCAGCTGCGGGCGGCGGCGTGATAACGTTCAACGGGCGTAATGGCACCGTAGTACCGGCGCCCGGGGATTACACCCCCGGAATGGTAGGCGCAGCCCCCGCAATAAAAACGGCAACAGTCACGCTGCCGTCCGCATCGTGGACGGGCAGCGCATCGCCGTACTCACAGACGGTCACGATCGACGGCGCCACAGCGAATAGCCGTATTGACATTAATCCCGACACCACTGTTATGAACGGAGCAATGGATGGCGGCTACGGCCTTGTATTTGGCAACAACGCCGGAACTATCACCGCTTACGCAGTCGGAGATAAACCCACGGCGGCAATCACTGTGCAGGTGAGCATTACGGAGGTGACAGCATGAGTGAGATCTTCGGCAATGGCGTAATGGGCGGCGGAGGACTGACTAACTCAAAGCTTGCCCTCGCCAACGCGCAGGCCGCAGATGTACGCAGCGGTAAAAAGTTCTATGCCGGAGACAAGCAGATCAAGACCGGCACCCTTGCCGACGTTACGCAGGCCACGCCCGCAATAACGGTCGACGCTGCTGGGAAGATCACCGCCTCGGCCACACAGGCCGCGGGCGTAGTCGCCGCCGGGACTAAGTCCGCAACGAAGCAGCTGCCAGTTCAAGCGGCGAAGACTGTAATTCCCTCGGCATCCGCCCAGACCGCCGTCGGAGAGGGTGTATTCACGACCGGGATCGTCACCGTCGCCGCCGTCTATGCTGTGATCGACGTGACATACCCCTCGGGGAGCGTCTGCACCTGCACGAACGGCACACTGACGCTGACGGCGAAAGACACGAGCGGCAAGGCGATATTCGTTATCCCCTCCGCCGGGACGTGGACGGTCACGGCGGTCAGCGGCAGCAAGAGCACGAGCAAAACGGTATCAATCACCGCCGAGGGACAGGTCGAGACTGTAACGCTGATGTTTAAGCTGTATTTGTTTACGAGCGGGGAAGGCGTAGTTGATGACTGGACACCTTTATATGGTGGGTATACGAACGCGGCTGTCACAAGTGAAAAAATGACATTAAATGGTGGTGAGGCTTTCTATTATTCCTCTACCGCAGCCGTTACTTCTAATAACGCAATTGATTTAAGCGGATATAGTAAGCTTGTCGTTGACGTGCAAACGAATAAAGCCGCAACCGATAACGTATACGCTTGGGTCGGTGTCTCGGCAACGAAGTTCACAAGGGGCTCGGAGACTAACACCATCAGTATCAGCAATAGCGCGGCTTATACCAAAATCAGCACAACAACTCGGTACGAGATCGAAGTTGATATAGCGAATATAAATACAGGCTATGTTTTTGTGGCATCCGACGGTACAAACATTAATACAACTGCATATAATATTTGGCTTGAATAAGGAGGACGTAGCATGACGATCTACATAGACAGCGATTATAAGTGTTACGTCTCCGCATCTGACGGACGCAGAGCAATCGAGACCAACGACTTCAACGGCAAATGCCCGGAATGGATAGAAAGTTACCGCTTCGTCCCCGAGGGCGAGACGTGGACGCGCGAGGACGGAGAGGTGTTCACGAACATGGCAGCACCGTGGAAAGACCTGAGTGAAGCATACGTGGCGCAGGCGGCGTATGCGACAGCGCAGAATGCACAGTATGAAGAGGCATTATCAGAGATAGAGGTAGCGCTGGGGGTAACTACATGACGATAGAAGAACGGAAGAATGTCATCCTTGCCAAAATCGCGGAAATAAAGCAGGGCGGAACTGATGAGGAAAAGCAGGATATGCAAAACGCCTTGAACGTGCTGGGGGTGACAGTCAATGAGTAAAGGCAAATGGACGATAGCTGCGGAGGAAGTAGCCGCCGACACCAAGACCGCACTGCAAACGGTTTATGACGCGTTGAATCAGGGGCAGCAGAAGAAGATACTCAAGGACGCTCGGGTCAAGGCTCTATTCGACCGGTACGGCGTGGAGTATACGGAGTGAGGAGGTAACTGAGTAATGGACGATGAGAAGACCGACAGCGGTTTATTGACGGAAGATGCCCGAGAGAGTGTAGACCCGACAGGGTGGCTGCTCTCAAGATTTACGACAGTAACATAAGGAGGAAAACAATGTCAAACGAAAAATTCATTGAAAAAGCGAAAGCGTATGTTGCCGACTATGCGGCCAAGCACTGCGACAAAACAGATAAGATTCCAGACTTCGAGGTATTCGTAGTGTGGAACGCGTTTATTCTCGGGAACATCAAGGCGCTCCTCTCTACTACCCTCTTTGACGGTATGTACTATGAGGTAACATACAACGCAGTGAAGAATGAGATTTACTTCGACGCGTACAAGAAGTTCGAGAACCGCTGCGTTCCTGTGGAGTAAAGACTATGGGAGTTATAGACAATGCCGCGGCATACGCGCAGAACATTGCAGCGAACGACAGCCACGGCTACGACCAGACAAGCCGCTGGGGGCCTGACTACGACTGCAGCAGTCTGGTGATATCCGCGTTTAAGAAAGCCGGAGTTCCACTCAGCTGCACTTACACGGGCAACATGCGCGGGGACATGCTGAGGCATGGCTTCGAGGATGTGACCGGAAGCGTCGATCTCACGACCGGCGCGGGGCTTGAGCGCGGCGACGTGCTCTTGAACCACGTCCATCACACCGCCCTGTATATCGGCGGCGGGCAGCTCGTACAGGCAAGCATCAACGAGTACGGCACTACGACCGGAGGACAGGCCGGCGACCAGACCGGGCGCGAGATATACACGCGCGGGTACTACAACTACCCTTGGGACTGCGTACTGCGCTATACCGGGGCAGAACCGGACACGGAGCCGGCCACAAAGAAGCCAACACGCTATGTCACTGTCGAGCTGCCCATGCTGGAGGACGGACAGACGGGCGTAGTCGTCGCGATGCTCCAAGCAGCGCTGAAGTATCTCGGCTATGATCCTAAGTGGATCGACGGCGAGTTCGGAACCCGGACGCGCAATATGCTTTTGGCCTATCAGGCGGAGCACGGTCTTGAAGCTGACGGCATCTGCGGCGCGGCCACGTACAAGAGCATAGTGGGAGGTGAGCGGGAATGAAGAAAATCCTGGTATGACCGGCAGGGAAGATAACTATACGCGCAAAGAACATTAACTTTAAACATGAAGGAGAAACGAAAATGAATGCACCTGAAAAAGCCTTGCAGTTTAAGGCATGGATTGTCGCAGCTATCGCCTTCCTCACGGCACTGTGGGGCTGGGTAGGCTGGGCGGTTATAATCTGGATCGCCTGTATAGTCCTCGACTATGCTACGGGAACCTGGGCCGCGAAGAGAGCCGGGGACTGGTCGTCTGCCGTAGCGAGAGCGGGACTGTGGCACAAGCTGGGCGAGATCGTCGCCGTGCTTGTGGCGGCGCTCTGTGATATAGCAATTAGTGTAATAATTAACGGCGCCGGCATAGACCTCGGCATAACATTCGGGACACTCATCACGCCGGTAGTGCTGCTCTGGTACATAATAACGGAGCTCGGCAGCATCATTGAGAACGCCGGTAAGCTCGGCGCGCCTATCCCGGAATGGCTCAAGAAGTGGCTCAGAAATTATAAAGACAAGATAGATTCAGATCACGAGCCGCCCGTTGAAATAATCGAGGCTGACGAAACCCAGAACGAATAAGCGACAGGTGCCGCGTGCAGCCGAAGGCCTGCGTACCTACGCGGGGTATTGATGTAGGATGCATCCGGCACATAGCACAGAGGATAGAAAAGAACCGAGCGGGTTATTCCGCTCGGTTCTTTTTTTGCCTCGGCAGACTGAAGCAAAGCAGCCCGCCATTGATAATAATTCGTGGTACCGGTGGTGGGGCTCGAACCCACACGGTGTCGCCACCGGCGGATTTTGAATCCGCTACGTCTACCATTCCATCACACCGGCATACCGTAGAGAAGTATATATCATCTACAGCAAAATTTCAAGTATTTAGTTTCTCATTTCTCTGCATCAGGAGAGGGAGACACTTTGGGCTTTGCTATGAACCACAGGTTCATGTCCGTCGGCTCGGCGATGCCGGGGACGGTTTCAGTGAAGCTGTACTGCCACATGTCACACGCATAGTAGAAATTGGGGAAGCCGCTCTCTGGCAGGGAAAACCAGAATTCGTAATCGGTAAGCCTCGTCAGATCGTAGCCATAATAGCCGAGATTACGGTTGAAGTACACACACGGCACATACCCGGCACTTTTGACCGTTTCGCAGAAGGCCCTCGCGCAGTCTGTCCGCAGTTCCATCGTAAGCCCGTGACTCCTCGCCTCGGCCGCCTCTATTTTCTCCCAGTCGAATACGACCGGCAGCGTGACGTTATATTTCCCAATGCGCTCAAGGACGAAATCCGCCTCCTCAATTGCCTCCTGGACTGTCACAGCCTGAGAAAACATGTACACGCCAACGTGCAGTCCCGCATCGAGCGCACCCTGAATGTTGCGTTCAAAATACACGTCCTCAAAAAGCCCGCCCTCGGTGTATCCGCGCCAGCCGACACGGATATAGGCATAGTCGACACCGGATGCGGCGACCTGCTTCCAGTCGATATCAAGCTGGTGCTCCGAAACGTCTACCCCGCGCAGAACGTCATAGTCGCTTCCTGTATATTCGATGCGCCCGCTGCTTGAAGAGAAGAATTCTTCAGTAAGCTCGTTTGTCGGGACGCCCTCAAGCGGCGTCATCCATATCCAGTCGAACCCGTCGTATATATACACCTGTCCCTTGTGCGGATCCTCAGGCTCTTTTTTGCTCAGCAGTCCTATGACAAGTGCGGCCGCGAGCGCGGCAAGTATCACAATGACAAGAATAAGTGCTGTTTTGTTTCTTCGGGCTGTTCTCATTTAATGCTCCATTACGTATATGTCTCTGCATGGATATGCTCCTGCATTCTATCACAGAATCGCTGATAAAGCAAATACGGTATAAAGTATATCCGTCTGTAAAATTTTTCTGCCCGATTCAGAAAATAACTGTTGACAAATTGTGCCTGTTTTGCTATTATTACTGAGCGGTCGAAACCCAGCGCTGCAAATCCGAAGGGGTTGACGGCAGTGTCGGTTTAGATGCTGGTGTAGCTCAGCCGGTAGAGCAGCTGATTTGTAATCAGCAGGTCGGGGGTTCGAATCCGTCCACCAGCTCCAACGCAACTGAATATGGGGGAATTCCAGAGTGGCCAAATGGGACAGACTGTAAATCTGCTGGCAATGCCTTCGGTGGTTCGAATCCACCTTCCCCCACCAAAACAACCTGAACGATTTGTTCAGGTTGTTTGTTCTATCTTGGGGTTTTGCGCGGTTTTGCTCTGAAATAGTGACAAGGGCGTTGATGCTCCAAGGCTATGAAATGATTGCTGATTCATAGGTGGTGCAGCCGCCAAAGTGCTCAAAAAGTGACGGCGTTTAATTTGACTTCACGTGCACGTAGAAGCCTCGAAAATGTCTCTGACCCAAACCGTGACCCAAATGCGGATAGGAGCGGAAAGCACCGGACAGTTTTTGCCCGGTGCTTTCTGCGTTTGAGTGGGTTCTTTTTATCCGATTCCAGTTTGTGCTGACATGAATCCGCCAATTTTTCTTGCCGCATCTGCCTGCATATCTCTTGTGGCGTGACAGTAGGTGTTCAGCGTGAAGCCCGCCGAGTAGTGCCCAAGCATACATGAGAGCGTCTTGACATCTGCCCCGCTTTGCAGGGCGTATGTCGCGAAGCTATGTCTCAAGTCATGAAAACGTAGGTGCTCGATGCCCGCGTCATTCAAAATTTTCTCGTGCAGCTTTACTATCGAATCCGGATGGTACATCCCGCCGGTCCTTGGCGATGGAAACATGTATATGTTTAGCGGATGCTTTGAGTGTTCTTCCTTGAGCAGCTCGACTGTTTCTTGAGGCAGGGAAATTAGTCTTACGGACGTTGCCGTTTTCGGCTGAGTGATTTTCAGCTCACCGTCACGGGAGCTCATGAGCTGCTTCGTTACCGAGAGTGTACAATTTTCAACGTCGAGGTCGCTCCACAGCAGCGCGGCGATCTCACCTTTACGCAGTCCGCTCGTCAGCTCAAGATAGAACAGAGGGAGAACGCCTCGCACGCTCGCGGCTTTCAAGTACGCTTTAACCTGCTCCGGTGGAAGTATTTTCATTTCCTTCTTGTCTATCTTCGGCACGATCACATCGTCTGCCGGGTTGCGTACTAACAGCCGTTCCTTGACCGCGCGGTTAAGACAATTATGCAGCATCACATGAACGCCGTGAACATATGTACCGGAGAGTCCAGGATTTTTCTCTTTCTGCGATACGCGCTCTCTGCCGTGGTCGAGCAGATCGTTGTACATCTTCTGTATCTGTCTGCCGGTCAGCTTGTTAAGCTTTATGTCGCCGAGACACGGGACGATGTGTTTTGTAATATACCTGTTGTAGTAATCCGCAGTGCGCTCACGTATGTTCGGCTTCGCATATACCTCAAACCACAGTGCAGCCCATTCTGCGACCGTGTAGGACTCGCTTTTTGAGACGTCCAGAACTTTGGCTTCTTCAATTTTCTCTTTCAGCTTCTCCTTGACCTCCGCCTGGGTTTTGCCGAGGACGTTTTTCATTTTGACCTTGCCGTTTTCATCGTAGCCGACGGTGTAGCGCCCCTCCCAGCGGCCATCGCTGCGCTTGCGGATGCTGCCCTCGCCGTTTGCTCTTTTCTTTGCCATGTTGTCACCTCTTTCGCAGCAAACACAAATACCACAATTCCCCCAAAATAGCTATAGAAACTTTTCGGAGCTTTTTCTTTGTATATTGCGGCGCAGTTTTTAAGCATTGGTGTTCGCGTTTATCCAGCCTATAAACTTTTCTTTCGGTACGACGATGCGGGAGCCGGATTAAGAAGCTGCCCATCCGACGAGGCATGTGCATGCGTTAAGAAAGCCGATCATGAAAAAACTACAAAAGAACGGATGGCCGTGTGAAAAATAATAAAAATCAGGTTTGGCGACAATCCACAAAAAATGTTGGAAAATTGAGAAAAAATACCAATTGACAGGGCAATTCAATACAGGTAGTGTATTTATAGTTAAGATAAAAGCACGTCGGCACATGATGTGCGGAAACACGGTTAATAAAAGCGCAAAAGGAGAAGGTATGTACACAGAGTATCTGGAGCATTTCAAAGAACAGATCACCGAAAACGGACACCTTGTGGGCGTGGCCGTCGGAAGCGGAATGACTACGAAATATGCAATAATGGGCGGGAGCGATATGATCATGGCACTCAGCTCAGGAAAATACAGGTCCATGGGCCTGAGTTCCATGGCGGGCTTCATGAGTTATGCGAACAGCAACGACCTCGTCATGGAGTTTGCCTGCAAGGAACTGCTGAAGCAGGCGGGAGAGATCCCTGTTTTCTTCGGCTATAATGCGACAGACCCGACAAAGCGTATGTACGAATACATACAGGAAATAAAATCCCTCGGTTTTGCCGGAATCAACAACTATCCGACGGTCGGCATGATCGACGGGAAATTCAGGGAAGCGCTGGAGGAGGCAGGACTCAGCTACAGGCAGGAAGTAGAAGCGATACGCTTTGCGCATTACTGCAGGATGCTGACGGTCGCGTTCGTGTTCACGCCGGAGCAGGCGCGGGACATGGCAGATGCCGGGGCGGACATCATATGCGCGCACTTCGGCCTGACCTATGGTGGATATCTGGGGCCCAAAAAGGCACTTACACTGGAGAAAGCTCGGCAGACGGCAGAGGAGATATTTGAATCGGCGGACAGCGTGAACCCGAACGTCGTCAAGATGATCTACGGCGGGCCGATAAAAA